GATGATGTCGTGGCTCTGTTCAATCACGATCCCAACCAGATACTTGGACGGCGTGATTCCGGAACGCTTCGCATCACCTCCGACAGCGAGGCGCTCCGCTTTGAAGTCGATCTCCCAGAACATCGCGCTGACCTGCGCGAGCTGGTAGCCCGTGGGGACATCCGGGAAATGTCCTTTGGCTTTGTCGTCCAAGACGACACTTGGAACAACGAAGACGGGCAACGAGTCCGTCACCTGAACCGTGTAAGGCTCATCGACATTTCGCCTGTCGTCGAAGCTCAATACCCGTCAACAAGCGTATCACTTAGGAACAACGCAACTATGACCACCTCAAGCAACCCGGAGCTGTTCACAGAACTCCGGAACCTGACCAACCAGGCTCATTCGATTCTGGATCAAGAAGACCGCAACGCCGAAGACCAGCAGAAGCTTGATCGGCTCTTCGCTCGCGTAGATGAGATTGAAGGATCACTGAACGAAGAACGCAACAGCCAGAGCATCGCCAAAGCTGAAGCTATGCTGGATCAGCCGACGAAAACCATGTCCCGTACAGCAAGCCACACCGGAACTGGCGACCGTGACTCTGACGAGTACCGTGCCAGCTTCTGGAACTACATGCGAACCGGCGACCGTGACCAGGCTTTCCGAGCTATGTCCATCGGCAACGATGGCGCCGTGGTTCCAACCGATCTGGAAAGAATGTTGGTTGAGAAGATGCAAGCTTTGTCAGTCATGCGACAGGTTGCAACTGTTCAAAACTGGGATTCAAACCGCGACCTGCCAGTAGAGGACGCCCTCGGCTCAGCCGCATGGGTCGCCGAAGCGGGCACAATAACCCCTGTCGACTCAACATTTGACTCAAGCTCTGTAAGCTTCCGTGCCTACAAGGGATCCGCCAGTGTCTCAAGCTCCAGCGAATGGATGTCTGATTCATTGAGCCTCACAGGTGGGGCAACCAACTATCTGACCACGGTTCTCTCGAAACGTCTTACAAATCTTTTCGAGAGCGCATTCGTTTCCGGGGATGGCAGCTCAAAACCCACAGGAATTTTTGTCGAAGCCGGCGTGGCCGGGACAACTCACACATGCGGCAGCGGTGACACTGCGTTCAGCAACATCACCGGCGATGATCTGATTGATGCCGCCCATGCATTGAGTCCCCAGTATCGGAACGGTGCGGCATGGATCATGAGCGATTCCATGGTGAAGGCTGTCCGTAAGCTGAAGACCACCACGGGAGAATACCTCTGGAAGCCATCCGACCGATACTCTGACATTGCTGGCGGCTTGCCTGGTTCGCCCACGATCTACGGTTACCCCGTGATCACGGTCGACGACAGCTACGCACCAGCCGAAGCAGCCAGCGCCCGCGCTGCCGTCTTTGGAAACATGTCAAACTTCTGGATCGCAGACCGTGGCGCTAGTACTGTCCTGGTCGACCCATACACTGGAGCCGCTACGGATTCAGTGACGATCTACATCAATCGCCGGACTGACTCGCACGTCATCCTTCCGGAAGCCTTCTCCGTTCTGAAGCTCGCCGCTTCCTGATCCCTGACCCGCTGAACTGGGGGCTGGTCATTCGTGGCCAGCTCCCTGTTTTCTAAATATGCAATTCACTACACTGAATCTCAAGACGGTATCCGGGCCAACCTCCTTGGCTTCGGCTGCTCTATCCGATATCAAAGAGCATCTGAAGGTAACCTCCACCTATGAAGATGATCTGATTCAGATTTACATTGAAGCTGCCATCGGCCTGGTCGAGACCTACTGTGGTATCTCCATCGGGCAACGCGTCTATCAGCTGAACATGCCGCACTTTCCACGTGAGCGGTTTATTGAAATGCCACGTGGCCCGGTCTCAGCAGTCGGCGCCCTCTACTACTACGACACCTCCAACGTACAAACCTTGTGGGCTGCTTCTGATTATGAAACCAGCTTGGACGAGATACCAGCCCGGCTGTACCTTCAGCAAGGGGACAACTGGGAAAGCACTTATGAACGACCCGATGCCGTGACTCTCCAGTACACGACTGGCGTCAATGCATGGTCGGCCGTTACTGAACGACAACGCCTTCCGATCTATTACCTGGTTACGCATCAACACCGATTCCGTCAGCCGGTACTTTCGGGAACCATTGCGACCGATCTCCCCTGGGCACTACGCGCCAACCTGCAATCACTACGCGAGGACTTCCAGACCGGATGAGGACAGGAGCAATGAGATCCCGCGTGGAGCTGAAGTCTCCCTCCTCTACCCGTGACAGCACTGGCCAGTTGTCATTCAGCTACAGCAGCCAAGGCAATGTCTGGGCTGAGATCGAACAAGCGGTCACTGATGTTACCCTAGCTGAAGGGGTCGACCAGCTTGACAGTTACACCATCTCGATCCACTTCGATCCAAGCCTTGCAATCAGTAAGGGCTGGCAAGTGGTCCACGGGTCCAACACCTACGAAGTGATCACAGTCGACAGCAACGACGACATCCGCGAAACCATCACCATGACAGCGAGGTTCTTGAGGTGAGCAAGTCAGTCGAGGAATGCGTTTATCACGAGCTGTCTAGTAGTGTCGCGTTGACAAGTGCTGTCAGCAATCGCATCAGCCCGGCAGCCAGGCCATCCACATACGTCTTGCCATGCGTGGTCTATGAAGTCGGGTCCAAGGCTGGAACTCCGACGCTGGCCTCTGGCTCATCCACCATCACTGGAGACATCACGGTAGCTGCCTTCGCGGACACTGTGAATGGAACCATCGCACCAGCCAACGCTATCCGTACAGCATTGGACAACGTTTCTGGAACCCTCGACGGGACCAGCTACAGCTTCCGCTTTATTGAAGCCAACCCCGTCCATGAAATGAACCCGGACGGTGACGACTTCGGAATCTACTCTCAAGAAATACGATTCACCTACTTCTCTGATATTGAGGACTTTTGAACATGGCTACGACACCCGTAGGAACGACACTTGGATACGCCACTGCTGGCGACGATGGAACCGGGAGCTACACCGCTGTCGGCCAAATTGATTCACTTTCACCTGGCGGCGACACCGTCAACGTCTACGAAGTGGCAGCGCTCGACGCGACTGTATCCTCGAAGATTGCAGGACGAACCACTCCTGGGCAGTTGACCATGGATTGCTACTATGAGCCTGGGCATGCAAGCGCAAACTATGACGAGCTGCTGGCCTTGAAGGGTTCTACCAAGACCTGGAAGATCACCTTTAACGACTTCTCTACAGGTTCAACGCTTCACGGTGATGGCATTGTTACGGATGTAGTCATCAGCAGCATCGGTGACGACGTTGTCAGGTACTCCGTGACGATTGAACGAACCGAAGCCTGGACCTTCACCGTCGGAAGCTAGAAAATGATTCCAGGTTTCGCGGTTGATCTGAAGTCTGAAGCAAAGCTCCTGGCCACTCTTGCCGACATGGACGAGAGGGCCAGGAACAAGCTTACCCGTTCCAGCTTACGTCAAGCAATGGGACCGCTTCAACGTCAGATTCGCCGCGACTGGAAGTCTCACCCGACGATAGGCACAGGCGACAACACAGTCCGGAAGGCGATAGCCAGGGCAACCCTGATCCAAGTGGGGCGCTACCATTACAAGGGGCAGATGCCCCGTGGCCCTTGGGGCGCTCGTGCCAGGGCGATCCGGACCATGTACTCAAAGGTTTACATCAGCTATAAGAAGAAGTACGGGCCTGCCCGGCTTGCTCACTTGCTGGAGAACCCCAACGGGAAATACCCCACCACATATACGTCTTGGGAGATCCACACGAAGGCGTTTAGAAAATGGCATGGCACTAGTCGCAAAGTATTCCGCGCGTCAGCTAGAGCGTTCCTGGCTGGCTACCAGATGAAGGACATCAGAAAATCAGTCAAGGGAACTTTTGGATGATCAAGGGAATCACGCTCTTACCGCTAACGGTAGGGCTTCGGGACGACATGGACGACTATTACGCGAACCACAGTACCGTGCCGAGCCGCGCGTGGATCCTGTCGCGCGTCCTGGTTGATGAAGATGGGGATCGGCCTTACTCCGAAGCCGACGCACGGGACTTACCCCTGTCAGATGTGCAAGGTTATTGGGATGCGTTCCAGGCTTCGATCAACGTCCCGGAGTCATCAGCCCCGGCCAGCGCTTCCGCTGTCGCGTCGCCTTAGCGCTGGGGCTTACTTTGCATCAGCTGCGGTCCATGTCACTGGATGAACTGGGGATCTGGCAAGCATACGACCTGGCAGAGCTGCTGCCTGACAGAAGGAACGAAGTTCAATTGGCAACCATCGCTCACACATTAGCAGTAGTCAACAGCAAGCACCCCGGGTCTTATCGCCTTGAGGACTTCATGCCGTCGCAACAAAGCAAGCAACAGTCCCCGCTTGAATTCTTAGAAGGGCTAAAGAATGGGAAATAAAACAGACGTAGGTGTTCTGTCGATCTTTGCGACGATGGACACGACGCAATTCAGCAAGGCCCTAAAGGAAACGGGACAAAAGTCAAAAGCCTGGTCGCTAAAGGTTCGCGGGAACTTGAACACCATCGGTAGCAGCTTTACTGAATTACAGTCAAAGCTGTCGTTCTTCAGCGCGGGCTTGTCTGGAGTAGGAGCGGCTGTAACTGGATTCTCCCAAGCCTGGAAACTGGCCATGACTGGATCGGTAGAAGACGCCGAAGCACTACAGGCAACACTAGAATCATTGCCCTTCGGGTTTGGCGAGGTCGCCCGCTGGGCGAAGAAAGCTATTGAAGCTCTTGGCTTGTTCAAGTATGAGATCGAAGGGCTACACGGAGCCGAGGAGGCAGTGAACAAGATCGCTGAATCCATGTTCAATATGCACCTTGAAACATTGAACATGGCCGAAGCGAACAAGAAATTCTTTGAAAAGGTCTTCCCAGAAGAGTACGCAACCAAGGCAGAAGCCCGGGCGGCTGAGCTTGGCGAAGTCGAAAAGGGATTGATCGAACAGCGTAAGGCTCATGCTGAAGCAATGGAGCTGACGCAGAAGAAGCTCGACAGGCTTGAGGCAGAGTTGAGCAAGACCGACATTAAAGGCTTCAACATAGGACAAGCCAACATCTTCGAGGCTGACGCGCTCCTAGCAAAGCAGAGAGCCCGGCAGGCCAAGCTGGAAGAAGCGAAGGTATTGCGTAGCATGCAGCAGGCTGAAGAGAAGAGGCTTCAGGCCTTACTTGCTAAGGAACGAGAGTTCTTAAAGCTTAAGCATGAAGACCTGGAAAAGATCAGGAATGAAGAAGAGGCAGAGCGCCAGGAAGCAACCCGCAAAGAGCAAGAAGACCTGACCAAGAAGCTAGCTGACGAAGCCAAGAAGAAGGAAGCAGCGAGAGCCGCCGAAGCCAAGAGGAAAGCATCCGCCTTAACAGCCTGGCGAAAGAAGGAAGCAGCCATCAACAAGAAGATGCTTTCCCAGCAGGAGAAGGTGGCGAAGCTCTCAGGGATGCAGATGACTGGAGCCACCGAGTCGATCTCGACAGCTGTAGGTTCTATCAAGATCAGGGACGAATCCAGAACACGAGCCCTGCAACAGGCCCAGCTGGCTGAGCTGAAGAAGGAAACTCAGATCCTTCAAGACATCCACCAGGAACTCAAGACCCACAAGGCGGTACTGATTTGAGTTACTCAATCCAGACAGCTACCGAAACTTCAAAATACTCGCCCAACACTATTGGCAGCTTTGGTTCACTTGACGACACAATCAAGGTATGGGACGCCAATGGCAACGTAATCAAACCAGGTCTAGCGGATGTGATTGCAGAGTTGCCATCGATGGGTTCATTGCACGCTGACACCTCCAGCTATGCAAACTACCGAGTACGAAGCCTAGACATTACGCAGGGGGAAGACGGCCACCTAGTCATGGCCCAGGTCGGCTATTCAAATGAGCCCGTCACGACTGGCAAGGATTCAAGTGACCCCCAATCCACTGACATCGAACAAGCCGGCTTTTGTGATGTCACCCAGTCAAACGCTGGGGTACTGGTTGACATCTGGAGAGTGGAAAGCCAGGCGACCCCATTCGCCTGTACCAACATTAACGGGAACATCACCGTTCCCGGCTCAGGCCCAGCTGAAGAGCTGCGTGGCGTGGGCAACGTCGACGCTGGAGGTGAGCCGATCAGCCAGCTGGTCAATCAACGCAACATCAGCGTGAGCCTGACCCGTGACACCAGCACAGATATCGCCGCCTCCTGGTGGGCGAACATCGAAGCGAACACCCACAAACGCAACAGCGCTGAATTCATGGGGATCGGTATCGGCAAGGTGCTGTTTACTGGCGCCCGAGTACAGCAGACCTTTAGCACTGGCCTGGTCAACTACTCGCTGAACTTTGTGGCTGAAGAATACTTCCACCTTCGCCAGCGGGTCGACAAGAACCAAACAGGCCGGGCCTACACTCAGCTGGTCTCAGGCTTGGCTCACGCCTCGAAGGTGTACGTTCTCCAGCCGTTCCCTATTGCGTCAACAGGATGGGGGGGCGGCACGCTGTTAACTAATGAAGAGCTGACCCTTTTAAACACGGTGATAGCAGATTAGCACCACGCCAAGGATATCCCGAGGACTTGGAAAGCTGACCCCTGAGACGTGGGCTCGGATCATGAACGTGGTCGAGACTGTCGAAAAAGGCTCAGGCCCCTTGCCTATGGAGCAACTGGTTTCCAGAACCTTTCTGGCCAAGATCACCGCATCGGTCGCCGCCAATGCGTCCGTAGCTCCGGAGGATCCCAATTATGAAAACTACAAGTATATTTGGCAATACGCATTCAGCGAAGTGATGCCAACTTGGCTGACTGGGGAGTACCCCGCAGCAACGTCCGCCACCATGTCAGATGGAGAGTCTGGCGCCACCTCTACTGATCGCACCTTGGCCACCTGCGCCTTCAACATTGTTGAACTTGCCAACACCTCCACGACAGCAGGCCCCGGGGTCGCTTTATCTGACACCGTATATCCGACAGCGGTAGCTAACGACACTCTTGTCTTCTGCCATCAATACTGGGATCCCTCCGGCGTCTCAACTAATCAGAACCTGTTCACCTTGTTCACCCAGGACAACCCGTTCACCTGTGACGAGGGAACCGGGGCGCCATTGGCTTCAAGAACCTTCAATCTGGACCTAGGCACTTTCATCAGCAGCAGCCTGGCCGGCTCAACCATTGACTTTGGATCCTTCACATGAGCGGACTACAACTCAGACGCGGAAACTCGACGACATTGGCAGCCATTACAGGCGATGCCGGCGAACCGCTGTTCGACACTACAAACAATGCCTTATACGTCAGCAATGGATCCGCTCCCCAGTACATCGGCAGCCCCCGCCGAACGGAAGCGGCCTTCTGCCGATCAGCCGCGAATAGCAGTTGCGCCCAAGCTACGGAAATTCAAGTCCAATGGGCCACGTCTAACACCGTGGTAACCAGCTCTGGCTTCTTCACCATTGCAGCCGATGGCATCACCGCCGTGGTAGCTGGAATCTATCTCATCCAAGCGAGCATTACCAGCTATGCAACGTCGACGGCTAAAGCCCTGGAAGTCCGCTTCTCTAAGAACGGCACAAGTGAGACGCCGATCTTTTACTCGTATCAGGACGCTGCATACCGTCGTGGTTCATCGGCTTCCATGCTGACCATGATGGCTCTTGATGCCGGCGACGAGATCGGCGTTAGATCCAGAGGCGTAGCAGGCACGACTGGCACGGTCTGGATCGAAGCTGATGATTCATCCCTCACCATGACACTGATTCAGGAAGGCTGATTCATGCCGACCAGCCAGCTTCCATGTTGTGACTGTGGCTGCCAAGGAACCAACTGCTACCGGGGCTTGCCCAGAGGATGCAGCCACCCCTGTTGCTGGTGCAAAGACCTCATCGGCTTGGACACCTGTGACGCCGGATATCAGACC